GTGAGGAAATCATTGGTATTTTAACCCATTTAACAGACACTACACAAAATAGTCAATTTCATGATAAATATTTTGCAGAGTTAGATTTTGATTTAAGTAAATGTTTATTTATCTTCAGCTACAACGATGAACACAAGGTTAATAACATGTATTCGGTGCTGAGAGATCGCATGTATCGCATTGAAACCAAGGGCTACAAGACCAAGGAAAAGATTACGATTGCAAATGATTATTTGCTACCAAAAATCCGTGAGCAAGTAAAATTTGAAAAGGGAAATATCATTTTAGAGGATACTGTATTGGAACACATTATAGAAAAATATACGGAAAAGGAGGAGGGTGTTAGAAATCTGAAACGGTGTCTTGAGATTATCCATACAAAGCTAAACCTGTATCGTTTAATTAAACCAGAGTCGTGTCTGTTTGGAGAGGAAAAAACGATAGAAGTGGCATTTCCAATGACAGTTACCGTGGAAATAGTTGATAAGTTAATTAAAACCAATGACAAGAACAGTGGTCCCCCGATGGGTATGTATGTTTAAGGGAGAAAACTTTTAGCCCTTTGAACATTTAAAACGCCGATATATAAAGATATTAAAATATATAAAGATATTTTTATTTTATAATAAAATGACAAAAGCTAAATATGTTATTGAAGTTTTAGAATTTATTACAGAACAAGATGGCGAGAATGGTTGGTTAGCACAAGGTGGGAAAATTAAACATATTGGTTATATGAAGGGAAAATTTAAAACAAAAAATGATGCTGTTTCGTATTATAATGGGCATAATAGGCATATGCGTTCTTTAAATGGGGATGACAATAATTATCGCAGTGATTGGGACCCCAATACAAAATTACTTTATATTGTAAGAGATGATTATTTAATAAATGCAACAATAGATTGTTTTTCTATCGATGATAATACTGAAATTATTGACGGATTAAATAAATATAAATGGTTAAAATAGGCGTTTAAATGTTCAAAGGTGTAAAAAACTTTTAAATCAAAAATTTAATTTTTTTTGCCATAGATATTTCCAAAATATAACATAAATATAATCTAATAAATTATATTTATATGAATTTTCCTTTTTTATTGTCCTTGAAACACGGTATGGAAACAACATGTACTGAATTAAAAACCATGCAGGAAAACTGTAAATATATTACAGACAATGACTTTTTAACTGAACAAAATGATCCACACCAATTATTTATAGATTATTGCATATCTTCATATCGGCACCGCGATGCTTTTCTTAAAAGCCAAGAAGAACTGTTGTTCAAGGTCACATATATAATACACAAGGAATGTAAACATGATTGGGTAATAGATTGGGTAGATGAAACACCAGATAAAACAAACAGAATTAAATACTGTCAATATTGTGAACTCACAGAAGCTTAGCGGCGCTTGTGCTTGCGGCTCTTACGTTTGATGATCTTACGTTTGATGATCTTACGTTTGATGATCTTACGCTTGTTGCTCTTACGCTTGCGGCTCTTACGCTTGTTGCTCTTACGCTTGGTGCCGCCGCGGTCAGCGTCTGGTTTTAAAATGTTTGTAACACGTCTTTTTGGAAGGGGGGCGAATTCTGCCCGCACGCCTCGTGCGTCAAGGCGACGTGTATCCTTAAAGCTTGATTCATCGTGGCTCTTTATCAACCCTTCCCAGTCTTCCTGTTCTGGTTCCATTTTAGCTTTTCTCGCCGCTTTTCTCGTCTTTCTTCTTAACTTTGCCATCTTTTTCATTAGGAGTACGTTTTGTTTTGTAAATGGTGTGTGTGGTCTCGTTGGATAATGTTCCATTGTTATATAAATGATAAATAAAATAAAACTTTTAGAAAAAGCTATATTTTATAAAGGGGTTTGAGGGAATTATTCCTCATTAATATTGACTTGCATAAGTGCGATTCCCGCCGCGCTGATTAAGATATTGCGCTTGTTCGGGACTCAGGCAAGCACATCCTAAGGAATTAGAATATGAACTAGCAGGACCAGTGCAGCATTCTGGTGTGAATTTATTATTAGCTAAAAAGTCCATTTGTCCTTCTGGTAATGGGACTGGACCACCCTGATTTGCCTGAAGTCCTTTACTCCATTGCGACCAGCCTGATGAACTTGCTGAGCTTGCATTCGTATTTTCCCAACTACCCCTAACACCGGTCCCGATATTATAATCCGTGGGGGCAGCATTTTTTGTGTGAAATCCTTCTCTAGAAGCACACGAGCATAAAAGCGAACCACCTATCATAATACCCAAAACAAGTAAAACTATTATATTAGTTAATTTCATACGTTGACCAAATAATGAAACGTTCATTTATATAATATACATATAATATTTATTTCAAATTATCTTCTATTGCTGCGTTATAGTGTTTAACTCTAATATCGTCTATGTTAAAATATCCAGTGGTTGTAATCATTTGATATAAAACATCGGGTTTTTTCAAAGTTAATAATTTTACGCCTAAAGGCTTTTTATCAAACTTAAGATTAAATCCTACAATAATTGTATTATCAAAAACATATTTCGTTAATGGTTTATTATTGCCTTGTATTACAATAATACTCGTCACTATCTCTCCTGTATCTAGAATATCTCCTGGAGCTAGTTCACAAATTTCTACCTGGTCTGCTGCTAATTTTATGATTGTTGACCCTACTAGACCGTTATCAATAAATTTATTAATATCTTTATTATTAAAACTTTCTGGTAAATCTGAACAATTTTTTCCTAATTTTTCTAAATCTATATCATCCAGTTCATCCCAGTCCGAAAATATCATTTTATTAATTCTGATGGTTTTTGAATCGGTATTTAAACAATAAATGTGTTTTTCTTCATATTTTTCTATTAATACACTATCGGGGTGCTGCTCAACATGTATCCATCCAAGTTTGTTATGATATATGTGGTGAGAACTGCTGACAACAACACCATTTAATGTAGACATGGGTATATTTTTAGCCAAACTGACCATTTTTCCTGTAACACGACTGTTGTCAAATAAAAGATCCCCTATATTAATATCCTTAATGCAGACCTGTTTTTCATTTTTTAATTGTATTAAGGTATTTTTATCAAAACAGAAATCAAAGGAGGGTGTTGGTAAATCTAGGAAGGTCATACCAAATGCTTGGGTCCCAATAGTTTGTAATATAATATAACTAACCAATTGAACAATAAAAAAGATTAATTCAGGTATAAATACTGTTAAAAATAACACAAACCCTTGTATTTCACTAACTACTCCATATATCGTCGCCGCTATACCAACCCCCAATGTAAACGGGTTGGTAAGCTCTGGTGCACCCATAGAAATAGCAAAATCCCCGATTATCTCCCAAAGGTAAGCCCCCCAAAATTCCTCGGTTAGAACTGCAAAAGTTGCCATTGTCAACATAAAAAACCCCGTCATCATCGCAGAGAAACTTGACATAAAGGTTACAAATACACCAACAAAAAAATACAATATAACATATATTATTGTGTGTCCCTGAGTAAACAATTCATTCATTATATTTATTACCGCCGAAATGGCTATTCCTACATTAAACAACATATCGCTAATGGCTGTTATTATAGCTTCTAATGCTACCCTTATGTTATCTATCATCGCCAGTGTATCGTTTAAGAGGACCTGAGTGGCAGCTGTTGCATCGTTTAACCCAGTCATTAAATAGGTAAATGGCAATGTAGCATACTCCATAGCACTGGTTACTATATTTTGAATGCAATCAGAGAAGTTGTCCTTTGTGAACTCAAATGCAGTTTGATCATCGGGTTTATTAATAATTCCTACAAAAGGCATAACATTAGGACGACATCGTTGGTTAGCCCAATCCTCTTTAATTGGTTCTAAATGATTAAGCATATAAAAATAAGAGGTTACTAGAAAAAAAACCAATATTATAAATATGCATAGTGCCTTATTTGCTGGATAATCTGTGCCAAAATGAATTCCTTTTTTTAAAATGTTATCTAATAATTTATTCGTATTTTTTACAGTTTCCATTAATATATATGAATAATATATATATTAATTTTTGTCTTCCCAATCGTGATATATTAATTTTTGTCTTCCCAATCATGATATATTTTATCACCAATAGGAATAATATGATTATTTGTGATTAAACAAACAAGAGTGTCTGATGTCCGATTACTTTTAATGGCCTTTTTAAAATTTTTAACCAACACAAATGCCTTTTGTTCAAGATCGTATATTAAATGTGAGCCCGTTACATACACAATTTCGCCATTTTCACCACCCGGAACTTCATATAAATTATCGTAAATATTATTATTGTTATCTAAATTAGATATGTTTAATGTTGACAAAACCCTAGTATCATTCATTAATACATCATTAATCTTGATATCTTTCATTTTTGTATGCCCCTTTGTGGTTTTAATTAAAGTATCGGGGTGAAAGCATAACCATCCCCCAGATAAAGCAAAGACTGCTTCTCCAGGCCAACCATTTACTAACGATTCCAACAGATTTTGAGTACCAAGAGTTCCATATACAACAGCGACCATCGCTCCAACAAAAAGGTCAACCATGGTATAAAAAACATATATAACATTGGTGAATGCAACCGTAATGCCCATAAATACAGATGTTATGCTTGAAAGTGCGCCACTCATTCCGCTGCCACTGGTTCCATCTGAATCATCTGAATCATCTGAAGTGCCACGTATATTTGAGAGCTGTCCAAATGAATCGGTTAATGAATCACTCATTGCCGTTTGGTTTTGCTGTATAGCATCCATACCCTGGGTTAAGGGTTGCAATAAGTAGGATGCCTGTGATGACTGTATTTCCTGTATGCATGTATTAAAATTATCGCCTATATCATGACCAAACAAACTTGCAAAAGGCATTACCACTGGATTACAACGATAATCTGGCCAATTATCCTGAATATTTTTGGTTCCAACTGCTAAAATATTAAATACATATAATATTATAAATATTATTATAATTACAAATGCTTGGAATGATTCCGACATAATCTATTAAAATATAATATTATAATAAATTTCAACTAAAGCATCCCCATTTCAGGTATTTCCCACCCTTTGCTTTTCTTGATTTGCCCCCACACTTTATTTTTCTTGATTTACCTCTTCGCCTTCTTGATTTACCTCCACGCTTTATTTTCTTTGATTTACCTCCACGCCTTCTTTTCCTTGATTTACTTCCACGCCTTCTTTTCCTCTTCTTCCCACCACCCTGGCTACTGCTTGCGCTGCTGCTGCCGCTACTGCTTGCGCTGCTGCTGCCGCTACTGCTTGCGCTGCTGCTGCCACTACTGCTTGCGCTGCTGGTATCACTCCAATCCGTTGACCCCAAGGAAATTTTATTTGATTGAAGTTGGAGGTTTAATTTAGAGGCTGCGTTGGAAACAGTTGTAGTGGTAGTGGGACTAACTTCCACACCATTTGCTGGGGGAAATGTGGGCGCTGTTCTGCTGCAAGATGCTGGCGGAACTATACATTTGCCACCTTTATAGGTTTGCAACATTTTAGTATGTGCTTCTTGAGTTTTGGTCATATTTGCTTTCACTTGTTCGTTCGTGCTACCATTTTCAAGACCATATGTTTGATATGTTGGTACACTAATACATGAACTACTTTCTGAGGATGAACTCATATTATATATATATAATGTTTATATTTAAAAATATAATATTTCTAAATGTATATGAATCCACAAGAAAGAATCCAATTAGGTAAAATGATTGATGCAAATCAAGCAAAAGATTACACAGAGGATATTCGCAAAAAGAAACATAGTCATCTTATTCGTTGTGATGTTCAAACTTTGTTAAATTTAAAAAAGGACAACGCATTATTAGCCGAAACGAATCCAGAACAATTCGACAACCTATGTGTAACTCAATGCCAATTTTTGTTTAATAATTATACAGACATTTTTAACAAGGTTAAAAAGGAAGAAATAGACCTTTCCATTTTAAACAAATTACTAAATGTCTTGAAACAAATAGAAGGGAACAAAATAGACCAACACGAGGGCTCTGTTTCAGTTGGGAAACTGTTAAAACAAATTTATATAGACAGTGCCTTAAAAAAATCAGAAAATCTCGACAAAAAATATGGTGATGAAGAGGATGCGAATGAACCAATACCTATTTCTTGGCATGATTTCAAACGAATGAAAAATTGAAACGTTTTAATGCTTTTATAATATAGCAAATACAATGTCTCAAACCCAAACCCCCGAACCAATCCTTCCCATCACTACCGCTGTCGCCGCCGAGCCCGCTCCAAACTCATCTCTTGACAATTGTTTAAACGTATGTATTCCATGCTCTGGTTGTGCACTAGCGGTCGGGTTGGCTGCTGCTTATGTTGCTAATATAGTCTATTCTATTATGGCTTTAGTAGAGACATCCCATAAAGAATTACAGTCCATGTGTTCTGGAACGAATCTGTGGATTTATTTGCTTATAATCCTGATAGTGGGTTTTGGAAATAACAGGCAAGTTGCCAAGGAGTTGGCTGCCAAAGAAACCAGTTTTTGTATCACTATCTTTATCATGGCAGCTCAGCTTGGAATGCTGTCCTGGGGCACTTATGAACTTGCACAAGGTGGAGATTGTGGAGATGAGATCACGTCTAATCTCATATACACTATGGTATTTATTAATGTTGTCACGTCCTGGGTTCTTATTGGAGTCTTTATGGTCTATATTATTGGCGTAATTGTTATATTTTGTAAAAAATAAAACTTTTTAAAAAATACTTTTTAGAAAAGGTTTTTAATCAAAATGTTTTAAATTTTTTTATCAAAATGGGGACGTAATTCTCCGTGTAAAAATTGAAAAGCTTTATTATAATACCTACAAATACAATATGGGCTCAGGAGCTTCCACAGAAGAAAAATATGCCTCACAACAGCTTGCAAAACATTGTCCTCATATTAAACACGAACTTAATACCAGATTTAAAATCCAATCAAGAATTAATATGTATCCTGTTTATAATTTACAATTTGTTTATAATTTAGATGATAGTTGCGACTATCAACCTACTATGTATTGGGTTCATAGACCCTTAACAAGCAATATGACATCTGACCAACATAAGAAAATTGAAAAACTGAACGAGGAATACGCGTGGGCATGGGAGAATTTTGAATGGTATTATACTTCATATTAGTATATATTTATTAATTGAAAAATATATAATAGGAATATAATATATCTATAAAACCCATGGGGGCAAGTCACTCAGCGCACGAATTAAAAACATATTTTCCAAACTTATATGCCGATATTTCAACAGCAATTTTACATAACAACCAAAAAGTCGTTGGGTATACTCTTGGGAAAACAAATGGGGAAATTAACATTATGCCAAAATTATCCCCCCATATTCGTCTGCCTTTCACTGACGAAAGCTATCAAAATCGTCATGCAGAGTTAGAAAAGACGGTTTCATGTGCATGGCGAAAAACAGAATGGTTAACCTTGCTCTCACCCACTATTGTTGATAATACATTTGCATCCATTCTTAATAAAGAAATTATATATTTTAAAAAAATAAACGATTCAATAGAAATCCGACTCTCGGAAGCCGCCCACGAAGCTCTTGATGTCTCAGAAGCGTTTGAAAAAACACGACGTAATTATGATAAGGTAACAAAAACAACTTATGATTCCCGCATATTTATTGAAACAAAGGGTGCAAAGCACTGCCTTTAACCCCTCCTTCCTTTTGCCCTAATCTATTTTTTTCCATTTCTCCGCGCCCATAAAAATAAACATCTAATAATATAATAAAGATGACAAATTATTTCAAAATATATGGTCAAATGAGAACTGGAACAAATTATATTTCTACAATATTAGAAAAAAATTTTCTTGACACAAAAGTATTTATGAATGTGGGTGGATGGAAACATGGTAAAATTATTGAAATCCCGAATAAAAAAGAATTAGTAAATAGAGTTGATAAACATACCCAAAAAAAAATTAATGTTTCTGAAACAATTAATTTTTTTAAAAAAAATACTGTTAAATTTATTGTGATGATTAAAAATCCATATATGTGGATAAATTCTATATGTAACTTTAACAATAAATCAGTAGAAAACAGCTCATTTATAATCGGACAAATTAAAATATGGAATACATTATATACAAATTATAAACAATATATTGAAAGTAAAAAAGCATATTTAATAAAATATGAAAATTTAATACAAGATCCAGATAGCGTATTAGAAGATTTGATAAAAGAATTTAATTTGAAAAGAAAATTTAAAAACTCATTTAAATTAGAAACTAAAAAATTGCTTCCAAATTCTGATGCAAGTATTGGGAAATGCACAAACAACGATTTTGTTAAAACAAAATATATTAATCCTAATATTAATAAAAATTTATCAAAAAATATAATAGAAATTATAAATAATAATATTGATTTTAAGCTTATGGATT